TTTTTATTGGAATACCGGCACCTGAACAGTCGGCTAATCAAATGGAAAACTGGCGTTATGATGCGAAAACAAAGTCTTGGAATACAATATTAGGATACGAAAAGTTTTTTACTAACCAATCTGGTTTATATCCATTCAATAACGCAAACTTTAGAGCAATCGATTCTGTTTATTGTTTCCAAAGGCATAACGGTGCCCAACAATGGTTTTTATTTGAAACGAATGGCAGATTGAACTACCTGAACCCCGCGAATAAAACCTTTGTGGAACTACAGGATAATCGTTTGGTGCCTTCTCCTGGCCAACCTCATACATCCTACGAACCCTTTGGGCGTTATGTAATAATAACAAATGGATATGATGGACCCCTAAAATTTAGAGGTCTTGTCAGAGCCGAAGCTTTACAAGAATTAGGATGGCGATCACAACCAGGATCCCCAACTATTCGTAATCCAGGTGATTATGAAGGAGACAATTATTTAGAATCTACAGATTCATTTGTATCTGCTCAAGTTGGTTTAACAGCAATGGCAGACACAAATTATCGTGGTTTAGGATCCTCAACAGATGGAGCACAGAATCGTTATTCATACAAAGTTAGTTTTGTAAATGAAGCCGGATCCGAATCACCTTTATCATCAGCATCAACATCGGTAAAATGGACATCTGAAGAACAAACAAGAGGCGGCATTAAATTTGTGCCCAGAATTGGTTTGATTGTAAATATTCCTACAGGACCGACAGGAACAACATCCAGAAGGCTTTATCGAACAACAAATAGCACAGATGTATTTTATTTTTGTCAAGAAATAAACAACAACTCTGATACATTTATTACAGACTTTGTGGCTGATTCACAACTTGGGGCAGAAGCCCCATCGATAGCAGATTCTATCGTTTTTCCAGCACCCGGTGCAAGGTTTTCAGCATCATTTAAAAACTGTCTTTTTGTTGATGGTGGTGCAATGGATCCTACCCGTTTATTTTATTCACAACCACTACAACCTGACACTTACAGACAATCATCATATTTCGATGTGGGCAGTCGAACAGGTGGCGATATTACAGGTTTAGTTCCTTATTACAATTCACTATTAGTTTTCAGAGAAAATGCAATCGACCTAATACGAGGTGATGCATTGAATGGTTTCGAACTGGTGCCTTTCATACAGGGCGTTGGAACTTTATCATTTCACGCTATGGTGCCAATACCTAATTTGGGTTTGACATTTTTATCTCAAGATGGTATTTATCTAATGAAAGGTGGATTAGATGGTGGTGCCGACTTAACATTAGAAAAAATTAGTGCGGGACTGCAGGACTACTTTGACCGCGCGTCTATCGATATGCTACCCAGTGCAGTTGGGGTTTATTCACAGAAAGAAAGAGAAGCACACTGGTATTTGAGTATTGATGGCATCCCAGACCTAAACTTAGGAATTGTATTTCATATCGATAATATGCAATTTACAACTCGTGTGGGTTTTCCAGTAAAAGACTTGACAATCGATAAAGACGGAAACATTATCGCAGGATACAATGGTAATAATGTCTATGCAGGAGCACCCGCAAAAAGCGCAGGTGAAGAATGGAAAGGTGGTTTATTTGTAATTAGTGGTGCCAGACAAATGGGATATGTTGAAGATAGTGGAATATCTGATGGTCCTGCTCCACCAACAAAGTTTAGAAGTGCTTGGCACGATATGGGTTATGGACCAGCAAAAAAACATATCAAGTATGTTTATCTGTATGTGCAAACAACAGGCAATTTTAACATTTCATTGACTGCATATAAAGATAGAAACTGGGCTGGTGGAATCACAACGGAAGGTCAAGTTATGCAAAGAGCCGATCAGGCAGACCAAAATGTTTATGGCATAAATAAATGGGGAACTGCTGTATGGGAAGATAAACTATATACACCTATTCGTTATGATATCGCTAATACAGCTTGCACAGACTTTGCTTTTGAAATTGATACATCATCACAAATAGAATTTATTGGTTATGCAATAGAATACGAAGTTGATGGAACAAGAATAATACAAGGAAAGACATAATGCCTTATCGATGGAAAAAAACTAAAATAGAAAATAATGCAATTGTTGAAAGTCGTCAATTGGATCAATCATACAGTAATCTTACATCTGTAATAAATGGTGGAATTGACCGAGATAATTTACCTTACAATTGTATTGATGAAACACACTGTAAAGACAATACATTTGGAAAAACTGTTATTAAAAATAATGTTGCGAATCCTAATGACACAACATATCAGGATACAAATTATGGTTTTGTGCCTTCTAATGAGAATCCACGCGGAAATTGTATTGCAGGTTTGACATATAATAGAACACCTGTTAATCAAGGTGGATCACCATTTGAAATAACAACACAGTCTATAGATTGTGAAGAAGGTATGGCATTGATAGAATGGCGATGTAATACATACATTCCGATGTATTGGTCATATTATGCTGGTTTTACATCAACAAAAGTTGCACTAAAAAGTTGTTGGTTTGAAATTCGTGTAAATGATGTTATTGTTTATATTGGACCAGAATCATTCGAAGCTTTTAAAACTCACGTGATAAATGTTGCAGTTCCAATTTCAAAAGGTAATAATACAGTCAAAGTTTATGCTTGTGTTAGAGATAAACTGGCAGAAACAAACGCTCAGGTAATATTACAATATTGGGGCGGACAATTGACTATTCACAATCAATATAGGTAAATTATGGGAAATGTTAGATTAGATGTTTTTTATCCTACAAATGGAACAATAACAGCAGCTGGTGTCAATCAAAACAGTTCAGCACTAAATGGATCCACATCAGGAATAAATGAAGAAAATGTTAGAACAGAAGGTATTGATAATAAACAATTAACTGGCGACTTGACAATAAAAGAAATAGCAATTCAATCAAATGGTTATCAATTATCACTAAATACAATAAATAGTTCAGATGCTCGTTATCCCAGTTATGCAAATTACACAGTAAAAGAAGCACCTATCAATCACGATAATACAGGAACAGCATCAACAGCAATTGGTAAAGGAACTAAATTACAAGTCGGTGGTGCTGCAGGATATGACTTAACTGAAGGTGAATTCATTACAATCAAATGGAATGTAATGCAATGGGGAGAATTTACAGATGTGGCTTATGACCTATTGGAATCAGCCCTAATTGATACAACAACAAAAGACGGTGGTGCCGGTGCAACACATCCTTATGGATCAGGAATTGGTGAATGGTGTTGGTTAATCTATCCCAAATTCAATACAACATCAAATGCACTAAACGATAATGACTTTACAGATGCAAAAACTGCAGGTATTGTGTCAGGAACAGACTTTTTGGATCCTGGTGCAAATGCAGGTGGTGAAGGTGGTTTTGTTGGTTTTAATGAAGAAAGATGGGATCATACAATTGTTATTCCAGCACATTTTTTATCAGCAACAGATGTTGGAACTGGACCTGTTGAAATGATATATGCAAGTTATCAAGGACCTGACAATAATACAAAATTAGGACAACCCCTAATGCATCACGGAACTCTAAGATTAGAAACAAAAGCATCACCTGCATCTAAACTTTACGGTATTCAATTGTATGTTTCAGGTTATTGGCGAATGGATGCGAACCAGGGTGGAACTGATCCTGTTTCTGGTCCTAATACTGCAGGAATGTTTTTAGAAAATGAACAATGTAATCCAACAGGTGGTGGTAATCCCGCTGCTGTGGAATACGGTATTTCAGGATATTTAGGTTTAGAACGAATTCAATTATCTTGTGTTATTCAATCAAACAAGGGGGCATAATGGCTTACACAGCACCAAATACATTTTCAGATGGAACAGTTATTAATGCATCACTTGTGCAAGAAAACATTGATGACTTACAAGAATACATAAATGGTGGAATAGTTGCAGGTGATATATCAGCAGCATCACTGTGGTGTGAAGCAAGACATATAATGAAAGGGCTATATATTCCCACCACTAACACTTACGAAATGGCTTCAGCGGTTATCTCCGGTCCAACAACAACATCTCTGCCAGAATGGAATCCTGGTTATCACGGCAATTTTGTTGCTGGTTTATCTGATGATAGAGCACCTATTCCTGGAACAGCTTGTAATTTTTTCTTGGATCACGGCGTTGCTGATGTAATGATAACCGTTTCTATTGGTTCTCGTGGTTTAGCAGATAATAATACAGAAGAATCATTTCGTCTTGAATTAAGATTAGATGGTGCAACAAACAATTATTCGGCAGGTTATTTCCAAAAAGACACAAATGTTGAATCATCCGGTGCAGGTAATCCTTTACCTGGATGTTATCGCAGAAGAATATATTGTATTTCAACAGTATTTGAATCTGTTTCAGCAGGAAGTCATACATTTCAACTATGGGGTGGTTCAAATGCGCAATATGTTCCACTCGAAAATTATTCATATTCAGTTCAGGCGTATTATCAACTGTAAAAATTTTTGTATTATTAGGGAGAGAAATTTATGGATCCAGGTTTAGCATTACTATTAGGTGCCATAGGCAAAGGCATTATTGAAGGTGGAGGAGCTTATGCACAATCAAAAGCCGGCTTTTCACCCGATGCAGAAAAAAGGCTGAATGAACTCAGAAGATTAGAAGAAATGAATGCCTTAGGTTTATCCGACGAAGAAAAAGCATCATTACAGACAACCATTCTGGACCCACAGAGAGCCATTCAGAAGCAAAGGCAACAACAACAAGCTGCTTTATTAGGTGGTCAAATAGAATCTGGTCGCGGTTTAGAACAAATGATGATGGCACAGACAAAAGAAGATGAAATGCTTCGTCAAGCATCACAACAAATGGCTCAATTAGACCTACAAAGAAGAAGAGAATTAGAAAAAGAAATGTTAGGTTTAGGACAAGCAGAAGCAGCTTCAGATGCAGCTTTACAAGCAGGTTTGACAGGGTTATTAGGTGGTGGATTAGCAGCATATGGTGATTATGCCCAAAAACAAAAAGCCAGAGAAGATGCAAAACAACGCAGAGATACACAAACTTCAGGTCAAATTTATGAAGACTTTGACGATGAAGACTTACAAAACTTGGAGGAATTCTAATGGCTGATCCGGGTAAAA